AAACATGCAATTAAATTTGGATCTGATGTTGACATGAATATTGTAGGTGCAGCGTTAGAAATGCATAGTGCTGAGTTTAGATTAGATTCTACTGTATCTAAGATAACTGGAATACAATATGAAAACTCATATCAACAGCAATCACATAGTGGTTTGGAATTGACTTTTAACGCAGAGAGTTCAGTTCAAATAGTCACTCCACACATATTAGAACTAATCAATACAGAGAAACCAACAAGCAATAAACAACTTGTTGGTAAGAGAACTGTAGTAAATGGTGGTGTAGAGATTATGATGAAACCAACCAAAGCATCTGATTACTATGTTTCTCTCACTAATACCAAGGCATCATATAAACAGATAATACCAGACTCATATACTATCAAGAGAGGGAGTGACACTCTATCAAGTGTCTAATGCCACTTGACTTAATTGTCTAAATACCTTATACTGAAGGTAATTACGAATTTATCATGGAAAAGGATCTTCGACCATATTTGGCACACATCTTTATTAATTTCTCGAAACGTTCTGTTAAGTTAGTAGATGATGAGGGATATGAACAAAATGTGATTTTCAAATTTGATGAGGAAGGTGCTGAAGGTTTTGCTGAAACTGTTAACAGCATCAATGATGATCCGCATCTAGACTCTGATATGATTACCTATTGTTTCGCAACAGCATGACAGACATTCAAGAGATTACAGCAGAGGAGGCAGTTGCAAACCTGCCTTTTCTACTGTCTTTAACAGAAAGAAATAGAACTGTTTGGAAAATTAAAAGTCCAGATGGTTCTGTTGCCTTACTATCACCAATAATCCAATCAGGTCCTCCTGTAGATCAAGAAGTGATTGATCAGGTTGAAGAGTTCCGCACCAAGTTTTTGAACGATGAAAGTTCCCAACTGGCAACACCACTCGAAGAAAGAACAAAAGAGGCATCTTAAACCTCAGAAACTCCGTCAAGCTAAAAAGCGATTAAAACTGTTCATTTCAAAACTACGGAGGAAAGATGGCGAAGGTAATTCAATTCCCTAGTAGGGGACAAACAGCAGAAATGGAGTATGAACTTATACTCTCAGAAGTAGAAGACAGAATTAAGTATTACAATATGGAACTTGATAAGGCAGGTCAATTATATAACTTGCTTTTAAACAATACCGATGCTTAATGTCTTATAAATAATTCTTGTAAGAAAAGGTGTGATTATTCGTGGCAACTAAAAAGATATCACAGTTAGAAACAATATCAGACTCCAATTTGTCGGGGGAAGCGATTCTTCCTGTTGTGGTATCCGATCCATTGATTCCTAACAGAAAAGCAAAAGTTAATCAGTTATTCAAAGGATTAGCACAGGGTACAAAAGATGCACCTGGTCTTTGTTTTGATTTGGACAGAGACAGTGGAATATACCAGAACGCATATGACCAAGTGGGAATTGCTTTTGGTGATGGTGGTTTGTATATGAGTCGTATTGTAAACACTGCAAGTAGCACATCATTATATGTTACTGCGGTTGATGATACTGCTGCAAACGCTGACCTTGTTTTTGCACCGAAGGGAACTGGTGCTGTAAAAGTTACAGGTCAATTCCTTATAAGTGATGGATCTTTCGTATTGGAAGATGCTCAAGGACCTAAAGCAAGATTTGAAGTAAGTAATGTTGGTACTGGTACTAACACTAGAATCATGACATTACCTGCTATTACATCTGGTAATGGTACAACTTTAGTTGGTTCTGATACACAACAGACATTAACTAATAAAACTATTTTAATTGATGAAGATAACTTGGTTATCACAGACACTGCTGATGAGGCAATATTCCAACTTAACTGGGCGATAACATCTGGTGCTAGACGTTCTTATTTCTTACCTGATGCAGGTACAGTGACTACAACTGCTGAACCAACTGCAACTGCATCTACATTGTTGGATACAAAAGCAGAACAAACATCTTTGAATAAGACTCTCGTTAATTTAAAGTTAGCGAAAGACGCTGAAGTTGCAACAAGTTGGGCACAGTTTGATACTACTGCACTAACTGCAAATAGAACTATCACGATGCCTGACCAAAATCTTACATTGGTTGGTACTACAGCAACACAAATTTTATCTGGTAAAACTCTTTTGACTGCTATATTGGCAGATCCTTCAGATATTACTAAAAAGATAACATTTAGTATTGCAAACCAAAACACAATTTCTAACGAAACTTTCCAGTTCCCTCCTACCAATTTACTAAATAACTCAGGTGCTGTAAATACGATCGTATCTGAACTTGCTACGCAAGATATTTACAACAAATCTCTGTATTCACCTGCAATTAAATTTACAGGAAATACAGCAGGTCAGGTTACTTTATCAGCAGAGGGTATTTCAGGTCCTCGTGTTATTAAGTTCCCTGATGCTAACGCTACTCTGTTATCTACAGAGAACGTTACACTTGATGATGTTACATTCGGTGCAGGTATCGGTGCTAACAACTTAACTGGACAAACCAGACAACAACAATTCTTTTATTCTGGATTCTAATAAATGGCTAAACAAGGAATTTTAGCAAAATCAAAACCGTCTGGTGCTACTAATACATTATTGTATTCAGCACCTATTGACTCATCTGCAAGTACAGTTTTAACTGTAAACGAGCAAGGTGGATCAGGAACTACGTATGATGTTGCTCTTAAAAATTATGATCAAAAGATGACCTTAGGTTCATCTAATTATCTTTTACATGAAGGTGATGTAGTAACAGGTTATAGGGTGACGTTAAATACACCACTACCTGCATCCGCAGGATTAAATGCAGGTACTTTACTGACATCATCTTCTGGAGAAAAAACTTTTAAATTTGAATCATTTTATCTACCTGCATTTACTGAAGTAGTTGTCAAAGTCAAAGCAATTCGTGCCCTAACCTTAGAATCCACTTCGGGTACATTTGCTGTAGGAGAGACATTTAGCACAGGAACAGCACCCAACGCTACAACTGCAACAATATTTGCTGCTGCTGAGGGATCAGGAACTTATACAGTTTATATCGGTCCTTCTACTATCAACGGATCTGGTGCAGAATTTGCTGCAGGTGATAGTGTATCATCATCTGGATCTGCAACTGGTACTATTTCTACTGGTGGTATCGGTGCTGCAGTTAATGAATTTACATTTACTGAGTCTGGTGGAACTGAAGATTTATATTTGGGAACAGTACTAACAGTATTTTCTGATAGAGTTTATCGTTTTAATGTGGCAGACTCATCATTATCTGGTCTTGATTTTAGTTTATCTACAGTTGTTAACGGAGAATGGGGTCCTGATGGTACAGCAGGAAACTCTGATGATGGTACTGAATATACTACTGGTAGGACAACTAACGGAACTGCAGGTTCTAGTGGTGCATACATTCAATATGATTTCACGCAAGATACGAACCTGAGTGGTAATTTATATGTTTATGAAGGAACGACTGGTACAGCAGGTAACTCTGCATATGGTGGTTCTGATAGATTCTTAACAGTTTCAAATGCCTTTGTATATTCTGAATTATATGTCTATGATATTACAGGTACATGGACAAACTCCACAGATAGTTTCTTATTCAATGGTGTGACATATACTGTGACTGCACAAACTGCAGGAGCATATGGATTTATCCGTAGCTACTCAGGTACAACTGCATACGTAATCAAAGGAACTGGATCTGCTGATTTTACAACGAGTTCTACTTTCCAAGATAATCCTAAATTAGCAGGTGCAGCAAGAACTGCAGTGACTGTGAGTAGTATTGATGTTGCTTCAACTGCTGTAGAAACACAAGAGTATCTCCGTAAGGATAATACACTTGCTGCAGATTCTGCTGAAGAAATTAAATCATTGGTAATCGGTCCTGGTGAAAGACTGATTGTCGAATGTGCTGCAGCAGAGGCAAACTTCGTTCTTATTGGATTTGAAGATGCATCAACTGCATTTACTCCAAGAACCTACGAAGGTGCAGCAGCAGATAACGCTGCAAGCGGTTAATCTCACTCAATAAATAACTAAAAGGCGATAGTTAAATGTCACTAACGAGACTCAAGAATATTATTACGTCCAGAACTGGACGTATCATATATGTCAACCCAGACGATTTCGATGCATCTGATGCGATTGACAACAGGGGTAACTCTGCTTTGCGTCCGTTTAAAAGCTTACAGAGAGCATTTTTAGAAGTAGCAAGATTTTCATATAGAGTTGGTTTAAGTAATGACGAGTTTGATGCTTTTAGTATCATGCTCTATCCTGCTGAGTATGTGGTAGACAATAGACCTGGCGATGTTTTATATACAAACGTTGCACCTATTGATGCTAACTCAAACCTAGACTTAACTTCTCCTAACAATGTTCTCTACAAATATAACTCGGTTGAGGGCGGTATTATTGTTCCAAGAGGTTGTTCTGTTGTTGGAACAGACCTTAGAAGAACTAAAATCATACCTAAGTATGTTCCTTATCCTACTACATATCCAGCTCAAGGTATTAATACAGACGCTCAAGTCCCGCCAAGAACAGCGATCTTCAAAGTCACTGGTGGTACATACTTCTGGCAGTTCTCGTTCTTCGATGGAGCAGAGGAGGGAGTATATTTCAAACCTGATTCAGTCACAACTTTAGCACCTAAATTCTCTCATCACAGACTTACATGCTTTGAGTTTGCTGATGGTCTTAATCCTTTATCATCTCTTATTGCAAACGGTACAGTTCCTAACGCAGATTATTCTGCAGTATCAAACATATTATCAAGAACAGACTTAGAAATATATTATCAGAAAGTATCTAAAGCTTTCGCAACTATACCTGATACATCTGGTGATCCTTCAACTGACCAAATACAGGCAAGGGTTGAGGAAAACAGAATTGTTGGACCTATATCTGACGAATACAGAGTTCTACAAATCACACGTAATGGACAGACTGCTACTGCTGTTACTGTTGACGAGTTTGATGATCCAAGAGATCATGGATTCTCTGTTGGTGTAAACATCAACGTTAGTGGTGTTACTGGTTCGACTGGATCACAGTCAGAACCTGATGCTGCATTATATAATGGTTCATTTACAGTTACATCTGCATCTGGAAACGTATTTACATACCAAATGCAAGGTGAACCAACTGGTAATGCTGTAGGTTCCAACATCACCGTTAAGACTGAGATTGATACTGTTGACTCTGCATCACCATACGCATTTAACCTATCACTTAGATCAGTGTGGGGTATGAATGGTATGCATGCAAACGGTGCAAAAGCAACTGGTTTCAAATCAATGGTTGTGGCACAGTTTACTGGACTATCACTACAGAAGGACGATAGAGCATTTGTAAGATATAATGCATCAACTGGAAACTATGATGTAGCAACCTCAGGAGACGGTGCACACCTAGATGGATTTGCTGAGTATAGAAAAGGATGGGGACATGAGCATATCAAGTGTTCAAATGACTCATTCATACAGGCGGTTTCGGTGTTCGCTGTTGGATACTTTGGTCACTTTACTGCACTAAGCGGTGGTGATATGTCAATCACCAACTCCAACTCTAACTTTGGTAACACTGCTCTTAGATCAGCAGGTTTCAAAGCAAAAGCATTCTCTAAAGACAAGGCAGGTGCATTAACACACATCATACCACCTAAAGCTTTAAATGTTATTTCTACAACTGCTACTGGTGCTAGTGGGTCAAATACTATTACGTTGGCAAATGATGGTAGTGTTAATGGTATCATACAAGGTATGACTATAACAGGAGCTAATATTGCAACGGGAGCTACAGTCGGAAATATAAACTTAAGCACAAGAGTTCTTACACTTACAGGAACAAATACTGGTGCAGTCAATGGAAACGTAATCTTTGGTGAAGAGACATCAATTAACTGGGTCAACATTGATATTCAAAGAACTAAAACAATCAACGCATCACTCGCAGGACAGGGTGGTACACCAGGTACAAGACTATATCTATATGGTTATACAGTACAAGCATCTCCACCAACAACAAGAGTACAGGGTTTTGCAGTCGGAGCAAGACAAGATGGTACAGGAGCTAGTGCAATAGCAGATAAGATTAACTGTTTACTTGTAGCACAGGGTGCAACTGAAGCAAGCACACAGTCAGCAAGCATATCACCTTATGGTCCTAGTGTATCAGGATTAGCAGCAGGTGTTGTTGGATCACCATTACAGTATGATGAAAATACATATACAATTAATGGTGTAGCAGGATCAGTCGGTGGATGGTATCTATCAGTCAGTTCAATTAATAATCAAATATACACAACTCTATCAACTAATACAACATATAATACTGTAAGTTTCACACCAACTACATTTCTTAAGAGAATACCTGACCCAAGAGACTTACAAGATAGAACTTATCGTGTGAGATATGTAATTGATAAAGATAAGACTAATCCATTACCAAGAGATCCCCTCTCTGGTTATGTTATGCAACCATTGAATAGTGATACTACATCATTCAACTTGACTAAGTGTTTCTACATCTATGATATTGAGGTTGTACAACCATTTGTAAGAGGTACAGATGATGGAATATATTATCTAACATTACTATGCGGTTCTATTGCACCGTCAACATCTAACTTTAACGACAGGAAGTTCTCACAGAACGTTAACGAAGTATATCCTACATTTGACAGAGATAATCCAATCGCTGATCCTGCTGCTGCAGTTTCTGTTGCAGACAATGAAACTATCGGATTGGTGAACTCAACAGATGGTGCATCACCACCTGTCAAAGATCCTAAGTTATCAATTACTAAGGAAGCAACTGTATTCTTACTAACTGATACAGGATGGACACAACCAGGTACTACACCTAACTATGACTCAGTTAACAAGAGACTATCTAACGTAGAATTAACTGCAAGAGCAGGAGACGAAGAAGTAAGAAAGATTAAGATAAGAGAAAACAATGATGGTACAGTGGCACCAATCAACGTTGAGTTTAGACGACACTCAATTCTGAGATCAGGAAACCATACGTTTGAATACCTTGGTTTTGGTCCAGGTAACTATAGTACAGCGTTCCCTCAAACACAGGTTGAAACTCTATCACAAAACCAGATTAGATTCTCACAGTCAATTAAAGAAGAAGGAGGAGTTTCTTTCTACTCAGGACTGAACTCAAACGGAGATCTATTCATTGGTAATCAGGTTATCAACCCAGTCACAGGTCAGATCACTAACGAAGACGTTGCACAGTTAAACGTTGTTGGTGAAGAGAACACAACCATTGAGACATTCTCTGAGTTGGTTCTAACGGACAAAATAACTGTTATTGGTGGAGCATCAAACCAGTTAGAATCTATCTTTGCAGGTCCTGTCACATTCCAAGGACAGAGTACGTTTACTAATAACATATCTGCTAAGAAACTTACATACTTCAACCAAGATGGTACTGTTATCAAACAAACTCTACTAGCACCAGAAAATGCAAGTGGACTACCAGACTTCTCTAATATCACAGGATATGATACACCTGCTGACGGAGATTTAGTTTACAATATTAATTGGACACCAGGTAAATCATTAGGTTGGATATACTATGGTGCAGCATGGAAAGAGTTTGGTTTAACAGACACAGGGGATATTAACATATCTACTACAGGCAATGGTCACATTGGTTTAGGAGAATCTCCAGATGCAACTTACAGAGTTAGAATTAATGGTTCTGTTAGAATAGATGGAGACGTTGTTGGTACTGGTCGAGGTGTTGTTGGATCAGACAAATATATTACTAAATCATATACAGGTGATGGTACTACTTTAACATTTGCAGTCACAACATATAGTGGAGGCATCAAACACTCTGATGATTCACTCTTAGTATTCCTCAATGGTGTAGCACAGATCGCAGGAACTAACTACACAGTCGATTCAAATGGTGCTAACGTCGTATTCTCATCTGGGGATGCACCATTATCAACTGATACTATTCACATATTAGAACTACCTATCTAATCTCATGGCTATTTCAAGAATTAGTGGAAATCAAATTTCTACTTCAACAAGTGCAATTATAACTACATTGAGTTTTTTAAACACTAACTCAATTTTTAGGTTGCCTTCAGGTACTCAGGCACAAAGACCTACTGGTGTTTCAGTTGGTACAATGCGTTTCAACTCAACTAATGACTCTGCTGAAATCTATAAGGCAGATGATGGTACAGGTAGTGCAGGTTGGGCACCATTAGCAGGAGGAGGACCTTCATTAGGAACTGATAGTATAATTCGTACTAACCCGACAACGATAGCAGAAAATATAACAGTCGGACCTTCAGCAGGTGCAGAGTTTGCCAACGGAATGAGTGCAGGACCGATAACGATTGCAGCAGGATACACAGTCACAGTAGAAAGCGGTGGTGCTTGGAGTGTTAGATAATGAGTCAACTAAACGTTGCAAACTTACAAGGTAACAGTCCAGATTTTAGAATCACTGTTGACAAAGACTCTACTTTGGCACCTCAAGGGTCAGAGATTCGCTTCGTTCAACAGAAATGGCAAAGAATTCCTGTAGGTAATTCAAAAAATTTTTTCGCCCATAAATTCTTTCCTTTAGATATTTTTTCAACAAATACTCAAGGTGGAGCAACTCAAGGATTTATAGATGGTGTTAGATGTACATTAAGTAGAGACCCTACAGTTACAGATTCACCCTCAGGTGGATTCCCTTTAAAAATGGCATTATCTGGTAATGATGCCTATACAAATTCATATAATAACGGTACTGTTTATATTTTAACACCTGCCAGAAATGGTCAGGAATGGACATTTAGCATATATGTCAAGGGCGATAGATCCTTGAGTAATTGTATGATATACATTTTTGAGGTAGATGACTCAGGTAATTATACTAATTTTCATACATCCACTTTTGGTGTAACAACATCATGGCAGAGAGTTTCAAGAAGTGCTACGTTTAGTAATAGTAATACAACAGGTTTATGTGTTAGAATGAACGGACCTACTGGTTCTAGTAGTGGAAATTTATGGTGGGATGGTGCACAAGTAGAATTAGGATTATCAGTCAGTGATTTTGTTCAAGGTATGGACACTCCAAAACATGATGCAAACTCAAGAGAAACAGGTTCAATACAATACAATGCTCAGACAACTAATTTAAGATTATATAAGGATCAAGAATTTGTAGATTTAGCAGGAGGAGCAAATGAAGGTGGAGCAGTTGGTTCATTTGGTAATGGTGGAGGATTTACAGTAGGAGAAGGAGCAAGAGATACATCACATAGTGCATTAACAGGAACAGAGAATGAAATATTATTTGAAGGACTAAGATATAATGATGGTCCTTCTGGTGATGAAACTTTAAGTTCAACAACTAATACACGTTCATTCTTAGAGTATGTTTCATCAACAAGTTCTAGCGACTTTGCATTTCATACAGGACATAGTAGTCCAGGTAATGTCTCTTGGCCACAGTATCTTGCAATTAAGGTTACTCCATATCCCTTCGGACAAGTAGTTAATAGAGTTAGATGGTATAAACATACAAATGCTATTGGTAATGTAAATATTTGGGGATCCAATCAAGATATAAACCGTACTAACTTTACAGAGACAGGAACACAATGGACATATATTGCAAGACTTCACTTTGGTGGATCAGGTTCTGGTAGTGAGGGATCACAGAGATCCCAAAGTTTTACTAACGTGTATGGATACCGTTGGTATTTGTTAGAATTGATGGATATTAATTCATCTGCACTATCATATCCCTCTTATGGAACTAGAGGTGGTTGGGCAATGTATCCTTTAACACTCGATAATACATAATAATATGAGTCAAGTACAAGTCAGTAAATTAGCAGGAGTAGCAACAACACTAGGACAGATCACAGTATCGCCTGGTCATACTCTTAATGTTGAAGGAAAATTAAAATTTAATTCCACTGCTGCACATCAATTACCCTCAGGAACTACAGCAGAGAGACCTACAAGTCCTGTAATTGGTGATACTAGATTTAATAGTGGTACTAATGCGTTTGAAATTTATACTGGTGTACTATGGAAATCACTAGGTGCTGCGGGTGCAGGTGGTACGACTGTTGGAGATTATGCAACTCCTGCTGCTAACGGAATACAAATTAAACTTGCTAATAGACCCTCTGGTTATTATTGGATACAACCAATAGGATATGAAACACCAACCTATTGTTATGTTGATTGTGATAATTATGATGGTGGATGGGTATGTGTTATGATTGCAGGAAGTGGATCCAATAATCATTATGGAACATTTGAGGCATCAAATTTATATACTCAAACAGTTGATGGTGTGAGTGCATCATATATTCCTGTATCAGGTACTTATTATAGTTCATCAAGTGGTAGAAAATATGCTGATACATTTATTAGAGCAGTATGTGAAGCACGTAATGGTGGTGATGAAGTTATAAATGTCAGGTTAGCAACTAATAACACACAACCACCAGGCGGGGTATATGATACATATAATGGTGGTACAGTTGGTGGAGACGCATGGAACTATGCTTCATTTATTAAATACCGTGGTGGAATACAATATTATAGTAACTTAAATACTGGTGGGGATGGTCGTCAGGGTGACAGACGAGAAGGAAACTTTAGAGTCTCTCATGTATATCCTTACAACTGGGAGCAACCTGGCGGATGGGAGCATATTAGATTATATAACAACGACTATAAAATATTTGATTACCACTCAAATCCATCAAACCTTCAGACATCTCGTTATAGTAATAATAGAGTTCTGTGGGGTTATCAATCCAGAAATGGAATTTATGGTTCAGGTCCTGCCAGTGGTGATGGTCATCCAGGTTATTTCTTTGTAAGATGAGTACAGTAAAAGTAAACAGATTAATTGGTAATTCGGATCACAACTTTGAGATTCAGATGCCTTCTAGTGCAAATTTATTAATCAATGGTTCATATACTGCTGATATAGATTCTGGACTGGTGTTACCAGTAGGAACTACAGCACAAAGACCTACGTCACCAGTAGCAGGTCAAATACGTTATAATAGCACACTTGAAACTGTAGAAGGATATAATGGTACTGACTGGATTAACTTAATGGCATCCGCAGCAGGTGCAAGTAGTACAAGTAGTGCTGATATAGTTAGAAAGAACTTAGTAATGTGGTTGGATGCAAATAATCCAAGATCACTGATGCCTAACTCAACAGATCAGGATGCAAACTACTGGTATGATATAAGTGGAAATAACTTCCATTGTGCCATACCTACTGATAGATATGGTCAAGAGTCTATCAATGGACAGATAGTTAAGTATATGGATTTTTCTGTCAATGGTTCTGGTTGTGCTAAATTAGTTTCACAGGGTAATTACACAGATTCACCTTACTATCCTCATCTGACTGTTATATTCTTCTTAAAATGGAGAACTGATAACAGTCAATGGAGAACACCATTGAGATCACGAAATAGTGACCACCATATTATTGTACAGTCTGGTACAAGAAATCTTGGTATGTATGATAATGATTCTACAGGATTTAATGATACTGGATATGATATTGATCAGTTCAATAACTGGGATAGTAAATTTAACATGTACACATGGAGATTATCTTCATATGAGTCTGGACAGTATTCTCCAAACTATCAGTGTCACTTTAATGATGAGACATCTGCAAGAGCTACTATTAATAGTAGTAATAGTAGATTCAATAGAGGATTCCATCACATAGGTGCATGGGGTAGTGGTACAAGAAATCCTCATGATTCATCACAGAATTGTGGTTCATTCCCTGTCTTTATGGTCTATGGTAGGCATATCAGCACTGCAGAGCAGATCACAATATATAATTACTATAAAGATACATTCGCTATCTGATAAATAATACGAAGGAGTAAATTCTAAAAAATGTCGCAATTAAACGTTGATAAAGTTGTATCTCTAAGTGGAGGCGGTAGTACTGCTGAGTTCCAACTAGCGTCTAATGGCAACTTTAACTTTGACTCAGGAACTTTCTATATTGATTCGGTTAATAATAGAGTTGGTGTTGGTACAACTTCACCAAGAGTATCAATAGATTTTGCAACTACTGACAGTATGATAGTTCCGAAAGGATCTACTGCAGATAGACCAGGATCAGCAGTAGAAGGGATGTTCCGCTATAATAGTACCGACCGAACCTTTGAAGGGTATGCACTTAATTCTTCAACAAATGCTGTAGAATGGGGACCTATTGCAGGGTCAGGTGGAATACCTGCACAGAGTACAAGTAGATATAGTGATGATTATTCAGTCAATGCTTCACTTAAATCTGATGGTACATCATCATATTGGTCACTAGATGGTACAGATACAGACTGGTCAATGGCAAGAATTTGGACTCATGGATATGTTGGAGGAGGATATAGATCAGGTTCACCTTGGAGAAACGTTAATAGAACAGTTCATGCTACTGATACATCAACAAACTTAGGAGATACACTAGACAGATCAGGTTCATATATGTCTGGATCATGGAATGATAGAAGACACTTCTATCACTCAATGGAGAACACATACAGAGGATCATCAACATATACCTCTGGTTTTAGTATGGTAAACGAAGCAGGAATAACTCATCAATCTGCATGGGATATGACAGTGAACAGAGGTTCTATGGGTTCGTTCCAAGATCATGTATTTGCAGGAGGATATTCATACTTACATGGTGGTGGTAACTCAAGAACTGACGTATTTAACTTAAAAACTGAAGTCATGAGAACTTCTGGATTCCCACCAAACCAAAATGATGGTGGTGCTGACCCAACATGGGGAGGACATGGTAGAATGATGGGATGGTGGAAGAGAGATAATAGTAGATCAGGATTTAGATGGGCAAACGAATCGTGGACATCATGGAACCACGGACCTGGCGGAAATGGTTGGAAGAAAATACTTCCTACTATGATCGGACATATGTATGTTGGAACTGGTAATAACAACCAGAATGGTAATCAGAAGTGTGATGATACTACAGGCATACAGGTTAGAGGTCTAAATTTTGGTAACATGGGTGAAGAAAACTTTGAAATGGGTATGAGGAAGGGATATTGTTTAGGTAATTACAATGGTTCCCAGAACAATAACACCTTTAAGGTGAACTATGCAACCGACTCATACAATAATCTTGGTGGATCATCACCACCTACAGGTCACTCTGGTATGAGTTCAGCACACTGCTCATCAGCGAGTGCAATATCTGGTACTGAGACAGATGGTACTGTAAGGTACAATTATGGTACAACTATTCCTAATTACTAATGGCAACGAAACCTGACATAATCGTCATTGACGAAGAGAAATATCCTCATATCGCAACTGTAGGTACAAAGGTTGGTGAGAACCTTGCTTTGGAATACTATGAACTTGATGATGAGCAGTTTCAATACATACCACCACATGTGCATTATCTAAGATTTGATCATGATACAGCAACATATGGTAGAACTCTATGGGGTGAGACTCGATCAATGAAATCTGAGTATTCTCTTGATGGAGACTCAAATCAAGTAAAAGAAAAGGTAGCAATAGACTCTACACTTGGTGCTAAGTATGTCAAACCTTTTATGATAGGGGTGATAACATTAAAGATTCAAGAGATATTTGAAGAAAGGTATTCAACATTATATGACTCATGGGGTTTCTTAGAAAGAGAAACATGGGTAGATCAATTATGTGAGGCAACCGCATATATTGCTGATAATTCCTTTGAGACAAAACTGATACATAGATTAGCAGAGGTTAGAGGATTGACAACCGCAGACTTTGCTGCTATAGTGATTGAGAAGCAAGAAGCATGGAAAACTAAAGTCTATGACCTTGCAGTTCAAGAACAGACATTGATTACCAAACTAAAATCATCTGCAAATGTGATGGACGTTGTAGTTTTCTTAGAAGATTACTTTGGAGAGTCAATGACAAGTGAACAATGTTTAGATTACGGAAGGTGCACACAGGATGACACAACAGGACTCATCAGCAGAAAAGAAGCAATTAAATACGGAATCCAGTTCTAAGGGACATAGGAAACCAAAAGTTTCTATTCCATTTGAAAAGACCCTATCAGATATGAGAGACCTCAAGGAAGGTTGGGACTTGAGTGAATTTGATAAGAATTTAATTGATTGGACAGACTCACAGTTTTTCGGGCAGACGGAATATCAAAACAAATATTTTGTAGTAAACTCACAAGTCACCCCTTGGCGACAAATGAGACAAGTCGTTATGGAAATACAGACTCGTCTCAATGCTCTTCAAAAGGTAACTATACAATATAAACGTACGTTGAATGATATTGAACGTACAAAGTCAGAAATGGCAGAAGAAGAAAATAAATTTTATAAAACAGATAAAGGATTTGAGTTAGAATTACTCATCATTGACCTACAGGTGTGGGATAATAAAATGCGTCAATCTAAAGAAGAGATAGATGGTTTACTCAGAATTATTAAAGAAAAGTTAGGAAAGAAACCTGATGATGATTATGATTTTGAAGAACTAAAAGAGACAGTATTAAATAAAGAGATTGAGGAGAGAGAAGAGCATAAGTATTGGATTGCAAGGATGGCAAAGCAATCTGCTCTTGATTTGCTAACAACTGGTAGACTACAGGCAGGTAATCTTGATAGTATGTTAATGATGTCACCAGAAGATCAGGCAGCAGTTACTGATCTTGCATTAACATATTCTACTGCTATGAATATCAACATAGGTAAGATAAAAGAAGCAGCAGAGAAAAAGGTCGAACATCTCATGGGTGATGAAAAACCTCAAATGTTTGATACAACTGGTATTTTAACTGATTATGCACACAACAATGTCACAGGAAGATCTATTCTCCCTTCCGATAAACCCGAAGATTGAACCTGATTATATTGATGGTAAGATAATACCATTTCTAAACGAACATAAGCATTTAATATACGATTTATATTTTACTACGAGGATGCCACCATTCATGCAAGATGCAATGGGTGATGTATTTCGTGGTACAGGTGATGCACAGGCAGCGATAAAGAACGCATTTTATATCAGAGACAAGACAGGACTACCATTATCAGCGACATTTAATAATATATGGGTGAAACCAGATCAAAAAAATCTTGAGGAATTTATCACCAACTTTAAATTTTTATATGATAATGGTGTAAGAACTGCAACCATTCCCCATACATCATGGGTAATGACAGGACAGATACAGAAAGAATATCCAGAATTAAAGATTAAGAATACTATACTCAGAGAGGTATCAAAACCTAATGAAATAGTATCACTTGCTAGTGCAGGTTTTTATTATATTAATCTTGATCGTGATGTCATGAGAGACAGACCACTCTTAGATAGAATCAAGGAAGCAAAAGAATATTGTGCAGAGAAAGGTAATCCAGTAATGCTATCATTACTTGCTAACGAGCATTGTTGGGGTGGATGCCCGATTATGCCAGAACATTATCATTATAATAGTACAAGAAAAGATAGTGACCCTCAGTATTTTGATAGTGATATTAGTAGAGTATCTTGTTCACGTTGGGATCACTACGATCCTGCATTTTCATTAAAAGAAGCAAACCTACCGCCTTGGAGAGAGGATTGGGAGGAGTTTTTAGATGTCATAGATGTATTTAAGTTACATGGTAGAGAGTCAGCAACCAGACTTGTAGAGTCACTAGACTTAATAAGACGTTGGGATGAAGGTAAAGATATATTATATCCAGAATTTGATAGGTATCTAACTGATGTGAAGATCAAAGATGCACCTATAAATATATGGCGAAATAAAATTAAAAGTTGCAGATTTGATTGTTGGGATTGCAACTATTGTGAATCTGTGGTAGAATCTGTACTGAAGAAGGAGAAACGTACTATGAATCCTTATGTGGATCGTGTGATCCGAGCGATTGACGCAGCAACGGACAACAATTCTAGGTTTAATCCAGAGGGATATGATGTTTTAGGATTATCATCTAATAAAGTCAGACACCTATTAAATAATCTATGTTCAGAACGTGGAACAGTATATGCTGACGTTGGTTGCTACATGGGTAGCACATTATTTGCAGCATTATTTAAGAATAGTGCTGTCAACGCATATGCTATAGATGATTATAGTGATGGTGTTGTTAAACCAAAGAAAAAAGATTTAGGAAATAAATTTGATGTAGAGAATCCAGTAGATGAAATGGTCAAGAACGCAGACAAATGGATGAATCTTGATACCTCAGTAGGATTTTGTGTCAAACCTGTATTACAATGGTTACCTAATAAAGAATATAGACCTGACGTTATCTTTTATGATGGTGAAGTGGGTGATAATATGGTTGCAAACTTAGAACACTTACATGAACAGGCAAAAGATAATTACATTTTAGTCATAGATGATGCTAACTTCAATGGTGTAGTGGACAATGCTAAGAAGTTTCAAGAGGATAAAGAAGTGGTCTTTGAAAAGACACTCAGGACAGAGGTAGCAGAGGATGATAAGAGTTGGTGGAACGGACTACATATCTTGGTAATTGAAAAATGATTGACATTCAAGACAATTTCTTATCTCTCAAAGAGTTTGAGCAACTACACAGTGGATTTTTAAGATGGGATTTTCCTTGGTACACCTCTAAAGTTGTTAATGATAATGAACAGAATGACATGTTTAACATGCAGTTCATACACTTTTTTTATGAGAGATATTCCCCTCTAGGAGATCAAATTTCAATGTTGCAACCTATATTTCAGAGATTGCAACCCATTGCTATTTTTAAGATCAAGGCAAATATAATGCCTAATCAAGGTAAAATAATAGAACATGGATTACATATAGATGTCACTGACACAGAAACTCATAAGATCAGAGATCATATGAAAACATCCATTTTATATTTGAATACCAACAATGGATACACTAGGTTTGAGGATGGTACAAAAGTTGAATCAGTTGCAAATAGGATGGTAACATTCCCTAATCAAATGATGCACACAGGTACAACTACAACTGACTCAGAATACCGTTTAGTTCTTAACTTAAATTATGTTTGAAATATTAGCATCAATCTTACAGAAAGAACTCTACATGGGTTATATCTTTGGTATCATGATACTGGGAGGATATATTCGTAAGTATCATGTACTCAATGATGTTTATTCGTTAGCAAAGAGATATGTAAAAGATAATCGTATCATGATAGCAATTACATCCATCTTTGGTGGAGTGCTACCAATACCAGGTAGAGTTGCATTATCAGCACCATTATTAGATGCTATAGCACCACCTGATAAGAAAAAGAGATCCAACTTTGGGATCATTGATTACCTATCAACTCATCACTACTACTGGTGGAGTCCATTAGAAAAGACTATCATATTACCTATGGCAGCATTGGGTATAACTTATGGACAGATGCTATCATATACATTCATACCACTTGTAATATGTTTGACGTACACGTGGTGGTATATTTTTAGTAAGGTGGATCCCCGAAGTGTATTACCTAACATGGATGGAATACAAGACTTTAATTGGCAGAGAGCATTAAGAGGTTGGGCACCATTTATAGCAACGATATGGTTCTTATTATGTGTAGGAAAAGCAGGAGCAATATTTTTCTTCCCTTGGTTCGCAGTAATGTGTTGTTATTATGCTTATATTTGTAAGGATTGGAACTGGGGTCAGTTTCTTGATGGAAAGTTTGCTATCATTGCAACGATAGTATTAGCACTTGGTGGTGTGGTAGGACTCATCAAAGCACCTGTAATGGCATATCTATCAGCAGCAAATCCAACTATGATTATACCAGTATCAATAGTTGCTACAATAGCAGCATGGATTATGGGGTCATCTGGAAAATACGCAGGAATGACCTCAGCACTTGTAATAATATTTGGTCCTCAATATCTTGTATGGTTCTTGGCAACAGAATACTCAGGATATTTACTGTCACCTGCACACAAGTGTTTAATGATAGGACAGCAATACTTTGGTACACCTATAAGAAAGTATTACAAAGTACTTGGTGGATTATGTGCATGGTTAATAGGATATGCTTGGATAACAACATTTTTAATATAAATACTTTTAGAAAATCTCAGTAGATAATAATGTCAACTCTTAATGTGGGAACTGTTAACGCAGCAACCGTAAACTATACTGGAGACTCAACAAGTTCAACCTCAGCGAACAGGTCATTGGAAGACATGACCAACGTGTCAGGTACACCTGGTACTAATCAATCCTTAATATGGAACGGAAGTGCATGGGCACCTGCTACTAATCAGCAAAACGTTGTAAAAATTTGGGCACATGGTGGTACTACAGTAAACCAAACTATTAGTAGTAGAAGAGGTACTAGCACCAGTAATATGACATATATTAATGGTACTGAGGTAGATTGTGGTACACCTCAAGGTTCAAATAACTGGCATAGAGTTTACTGGTGGACAGTTACTGATGACTCAGGAGGTCCTTCAAACCCTGATGGATTTGGATTTGGTCTATACAGAAACGTAAACAATGGAGGATGGAGTAGAATCCTTGACATGGGTTCACACTCACATTATGTTAACGGATTATCTGATTGGTATGAGATAGGAACATTCTTTGCTTATGTACCTGTTGTAAACAATACACAGAACCATAAGTATAGGATATACATGGATAGACATAATGATGTAAACTATCGTGTTAATTGTGGTATTGGAGACGACTACAGAAGAAACGGATGGAACAACGCAGTTATGGAAGTATGGGAAATAGATAATAGTAACTTCTCAACTAATAGTTTTACAAGGTATTAATCATGGCATATGCTTCAGAAGAATTAAAAGAACCCGATATAGTTGATGCAGTTGGTTCCTTAATGCAGAGTCAAACCAGATATGACTGGTCTAACATGTTAAGTGCAGACGAAATAACTGAATCTAATTTCTTGACAACAGCATTCGAGTTCTATGATATGGATGCAAACGGAGACGGTATTACTGATGAGGTTAAGACAGATAACAGAGGAATTGACCCTGCTACTGGTAAACCTTGGAATACTGTTGCTGACAACTCAGTTGTAGGTATTACATGGGCAGACGCACAGGCAGAACTGACTGCTATCAAAGGAACTTACTTAAATGGTCAATATGTCAGAGATAGACAAAAGGCGTACAAGAGAATAGATATGCAACTAGCAGACTTATATGACGACATAGCAGCAGGGAGATTTGGAACTGACCCTAAATCAGGTAAATTTTATCTTGGAGTCAAAGCAGTAAAAGACGCTATTGCCAAACCGTAAAACGTGTGCTATGATATGAGGAACTAATAGCAAAATAATGCCAGAGTTCAACCTCGTATGTACAGACGACACAGACGGAACTGTCACAACTAAAGAATTTAACTCGACTTATCTACCAGATGCAGTAGAAAAGATCGAGGATTTTTTGCATGGAGTGGGTTTCGTATTTGATAGTCTCGATTTAGTCATAGACAAATCAAAACCAGTTGTTAAAAAAGATAAAGATGATTCGGAGTCTTATGATACAATTTTAAAAATGTATTCAAAACAACTTGATAAAGAGCAGTAATTATGCTAATATATAATACAAATATGTTTAGTAAATTCTAATCTATCATGGGTAAGACATTTAGACGCAATGGTTCAGAAAGTTATTCTTTCGGCAAATCAATTCGGGATAAACGTCAAAAAGGTTCAAAAAATCGTTTCCAATCTGAGGCATCAAGACATGACAAAAAAGTTATTGACAAAGGACAGAGACAACAAAGATCAAACCAAGAGCGAGATTTTTGATGAAGAACTAGACTATGATGATGCTTCATTTGCTGACATAGACTTAGATTACACAACTCAATATTAATGGATCAAAATACTATTGGAGAAGAATCAAAAGAGATTAAGTTTAATCGAGGACTTGATCTCTTTATAGAATCTCTATTGAAACCAGACCCTAAATTACGTGCATGTGCATACAATCAAGGATGTTACCTTGAAATGATGGAGATACGTGATAAAATGATAGAGTACGTTAAAACATTACGAAAATGATAGTGCATAGTGCCATTATAGATCACAAACAGAAATTAATAGTCAAAGACTCATTAATCATGTATGTATGTCAACTGCAAAAGCAGTATTTTCGTGATGGTGCAATACCATTTAAGGAGTATGAAAAGAAGATGAAAGATATAGAAGAGATAACTGAAGCATTACACCTAAAAGACCTTTATAAACATCAATGACAGTACAAGTGTTTAGTCCTAAATGGTTCTTTCATGATCGTCTATCAGAAGAAGATCAACAAGAAACCAAAGAAATGTTTAGCGACTTCTTAAATAATGAAGACAATTTTCAACAACCAAAAGGTTGGAGTTGTAATATCAGAACCTCGTGGATGCACGAGAACAATACAAAAGAACTTTGGAACGGATGGTTAAAAAATCTTAAACCAACTATGGACAGATTTGTTGCAGAGGTCGGCACTAAGTGTGATGTTGACATCATCATGGACAATAGTTGGGCAAATAAGTATGATATAGGAAACTATCAAGAGGTTCATGACCATAGTGATAGTATGAGAACCAATATCAGCATGGTTTATTTCTATGAGATAGATGAAGATGATGTAGGTTTTAGGTTCTATAATAAAGAACACTCAACAATTAGACTATTGGGTATTGATGAGGTGTTAAATACACCTGATGAGCAACTAACAATACCAAAGGTGAAAAAAGGTGATGTCTTAATGTTCCCATCACATTACCTACATTTAGTTACACCATATAAGGGAACTAATACACGCATTACATTTAGTGCAAATTTCACAATACGACCTGTGACAGAGGACAAAGAGTCCACTAATCGACCAGGTAAAGACATGGACATACTATAATGAGAAAGTTCTTCAGCAGTAAGGGTCAAATTAGACTCTTAAAACATGCACTCAAAAAGAGTGAGCAAGACCCATCACTATACGATAGTGAAGAATTGCATAAACTCAAACTTGCTTTAAGGGAACTTAGAGCAAAGGCAGAGGAGGAACGTCAATTCCAAAATGGAGGATTTGGTTATGAAGAAGAAAAACTACCTTGAGGTTGATTATGACACAAGACAAGAAAAAACTCAAGAGGGGGAAGACGATTGGGTCTCTTCTGTACTTGGTAGTCAAGACGATACAATATCTGACTTAATGTATGGATACTCACAGAATTAGGGTTTATCCTAAAACAAGAAAAGCAAAGGAGATCTTCACATATCATATGAGGAGAGATCCTTACATGTATATAACTGAACGACTCGATAAATGGGCAGTACGAAATCCTAACACAGGTATAGAATTTTGGGTACACCCAACTAATGACCCAGATTGGGAGGTAAAAAGATGAATGAAGTAAATGTACAGGCATTTTCGGGAACAATGCCAATATTCCCGACTTTAATATATAAAGATTTGCCTAGACCTGACAACTACCACCCAATACAAAAGGAGGTTAAATCAGCACTTGTAAACATACAAAGTAGTAATGATTATGGCGAAGTATCATATCTACATCCCGAAGCAAGAAAACAAAAGTCAGTTAATAAGAATGAATCAATGTATCTTATTAAGGATGATTTAATTGGTAAGTATAATCTAGTCAATCTTAAACAAAGAATAATAGAGACGACTACAAATTATGTTACCTCTACAGCATGGAGTAGGTTATGTGGAGAAAGATGGAGAGTCAATATTAAAAACTCATGGATGAATATTCAAGGTAAAGATCGACATCATGAGTGGCATTGTCATCCTGGTTATCAAGTATCAGGAGTATATTATATGAGAGTGAGTCCAGATCAAGGTGGTATTCAATTCTTGAATCCTAATAATATAATTCAATCATGTAATTTTCCAGAGAATACAAAAACATGCCCTCAAAGTATGGAGTTTATTCCTTGTGATGGAGAACTTATATTATTTCCATCATGGTTAATGCACAATACTTGCCCGAATATAACTGACGAGGAAAGAATAAGTGTAGCATTTAATATAGATTTGGAAATTGAATAGTATTAGCAACTACAATAGGCATTAATTCTTGCAACAATTAGGGTTTCAAAACATACTACAATAGTAAATAATAATGTAGAATGTGGAGGATAGACCAATGTTCCCTAACTTAGTCGTAATGGAATAGTACACATTTACCCTCATCTTATGCACAATATACTTTCAATCAATCAAATGGCATCATTTAATGATAACACTTTTACGAGTGCAGATACAGATGATCTTCAAAACGATTATTTCGATTGCTTAATCGAATGTTCAACAGACAACTCGCACCCAAATCAATGTAGGAGAATATGTAGCGAAATGTTCCAGTAATTTAATTGACCCCTACACAGGGGTCTTTTTTTATGCTATAATAATAGTAATACAATTTTATCATGAAACTTAGACCAGTATTATTTGAATTTGATATACCAAATTTAAGATCAGATAGACAAACAAAAACAGTAAGGACGATCGCAAAGATTATAAGAGAAGGGATATTAGATAGAGAACCTATCAAGAAATATATTAATGAAACTCAACTAGACAGACAGTTACAATATCATGAGTGTCTAGAGAGAGATTACTTTATGAATGGACAGGGAAATAGTTTTATTGCAATGGAAATGGCATCAGTACTTGCTAAGATGTCATCAAAACAGAGTGGTATGGATGAAGTATTCACACTCAATGGTATAGATCAAATTGTAAAACACTATGGAATTAGAGTAGAAGGATTACCCAATAATTATTTAAGACCTGCTAAAGATGGTAAGACATATCCTAAAGCATTATACAAAAAGAAATTTGGTAATACAGTTAATGATGTTAAAACTATTGATTTTGAAGTAAAGGAAGATGGTAAGTTAATTGCATGGGGAAGTCATAAGTATTGTTTAGGACATGGAGGTTCAGCAGGTGGACATCAAGGTAATGTATTTAATGAAGAGAAAAGATGGTTAGAATGGGGTAGAGATATATCTGAAAGAAAAGATTTAATTTATATTGCACTTGTTGACACAGACATCAAAAGGGAGTATAATATGCTCAAGGAAGAGTTTGACAATCCACAGGGAAATCTTTGGGTTGTCGATCATGTTGAATTACAAAAAAGATTAATTAATTAATTATGACTACATTTAAACCTGCACCATTATCAGAAAGAAAGTGGACTAGAAGGAAATTAAATTGGATACAATATATGCAGATATTATGTCATCCAGTACAAAGAGATCATAAGACAAGAGCAAATACACGCAACTTTCATAAGAAGATGAAAGTCAGGACACCTGAGCATCTAGAAACAACATCTATAAGACTTGGTGCTGATATTGTTAACCAGTTTACAACAACTGGACAAGTGATGAAGAAAGGTACTGAATTTCTTGCAGACTCACATGGAAGAAGATATTGGTGGGATAATTATGCAACGGATACTAATCCTCAACCAAAAATACTCAATGATAAATTTATTGAAGTATATACATGGGATGAACTAATTGAAGTTTATACATGGTTTAATAGTCCGTCTGACGTAAAAAAAGCAAACGATAGAATATTTGGAGCAGCAAGAGCAGTTTTATTACCAGATGGTATTTTCTTGACAGCAGACCCATTGCTAAAAGTAACACCTTGGGAATATGCAAGTGCAGGTTGTTATCCTGAGATATTCAAATATGGTAAAGTTAGTACTGAAACTGAAGCATGCTCAATGGTTCAATCATTTAAACCTGCTGTAAATTGGTTTCAAGAGGAAGTATGGAATGACCCAGAATTTTCTAATAGTATAAACATATCAGCACCAATTACTACTGCTATATTAATGTCATATATGAAACATAGACATGATAAAGAAGCATTATCTTTATTAAAAGAGTGGATTATCAAAGTATCTAGAAAAGCAATTAATACTGAGAATAAGACTCAGAATTGTGCATCTATGTTTGTATTACATTGGATAACTAATCATAGTGGAGATAGAATTTCACAATATATTGGCAATGGTATTTTGAGTAGTGGAGATCAATCAAAAATATGTCAAGGATTTACATTATTGATGATAGATGGATACATTCAAGGTAAAGAATATGAAAGAGTACCTAGTCCTAAGTATAAAGAATACTATCAAGATTGGCAAAATGATTTCAAGAAAAGATATACTGATTTTAGTGGACTAGAAGAAGTATTGTATGCAAAGTAAACAATTATTAGGTCAGTATTACACAACTACTGACCCTTTTAATAATTCTGATGCTTTTAAATCATGGTATAGTTTAGTACCTAAAGATGAACCAGTATTAGAACCATTTGCAGG